AGGAGGTTTTTCGACCCCAAAACCAAGCCCCAGCCAGTTTTGAAGTGGCCCATAAGCTCCATCGTCTCAAACTGCTCCTCCGACCAGCACGGCGTGTGCTGCCAGTTGCTCACCCGTGGGTGCTTAAACAGGCTCTTGTCGGGGCAGTTTGGGTTCCCGCATTCGCAGTTGCCATCGGGGCCACGGCCATACAGGCCGAATACACTGTATCCCGCCTCCCAGAAATTACGGTATTCCATATGTCATCCAAATAGGTGCGAGGAGAGCCGATCAAGTGTATCTCGGCTCGGTGTGGTCTTGCCGTTGGCGATTTTCCAGATGGTGTTGTAGTGCAGGCCAGTCTGTTGGGACACGAATGTTAAGTATCTGCCAACTAACGCTTTTTTTACCCGATCAAGCAAATCTTCATCGCTTTCCATATTTTTTTCCATTCGAGACTGTTTCGTGTGTGTTGACATATCCACATTAGGCTCATATGGTCAAGCCCGTAGAGAAGAAGAAAAGGAGTAAAGATGAGTATTCTCGCTACTGCGGGTAAACCGCAAAATCGCCCAGTTGCTATCACCATTCTTGGTGATGCGGGCCTCGGTAAGACCAGTCTTGCCGCCTCGTTCCCCAAGCCAATCTTCATCAGGTCAGAAGACGGACTGCGGTCTGTCCCTGAGAAAATGATGCCAGATGCCTTTCCGCTTATCAAATCCGTTGAGGAGTTGTGGGCGCAATTGACGGCGCTGATCCGCGAGGATCACGAATACCAAACCTTGGTGATCGACACTATTACCACTTTGGACACGATCTTCACCGATCATGTCCTTGAGTCCGACCCTAAGAAGCCGAAAAGCCTCAATCAGGCCCACGGCGGGTATGGCGCTGGCCGCGACATGATTGCAAGCCTTCACCGCCGTGTCCGTAACGCTGCGGGCATGCTGATGGATCGCGGCATGAACGTGGTGTTCGTGGCGCATGCGGAGACGGTTCGCATCGAGCCGCCAGACGCCAATGCGTACACCAAATATGCCATGCGGATGAACGAGAAGTCCACGCTGCCGTACATCGACAATGTGGATGCCATCGGCTTCATTCGCCTTGAAACCTACGTTGTGGGTGATGGCGAGGTGAAGAAGGCCCACTCTGACGGCACCCGCCAGATGGTATGCCACGCGATGGCTGCCAACGTCTCAAAAAACCGCTTCGGGATCACCGAGCCGATCACGCTTGAAATCGGCGTAAACCCGTTTGCGGCTTACCTGCCCGCACCAACAAAACCAAAAAAGGATGAAGTGAAATGAGCGATTTCTGGAAACTATCAGACGGCAACGATGTCGAGGCAAATGACAGCTTTGACGCTGGCGGCGGTAAGATCGAGGTGATCCCAGAGGGGTCGCAAGTCCTTGCGGCGATTGACGAAGCCAAGTGGGATCGCACCGACGATGGTGACAAGTACATCAGCATCCGCTGGACTGTGTTGCAGCCAGAGGAATTGGCAAACCGCAAGGTATTTCAAAAGCTGTGGGTTGCTGACTACGAGCCAGCGGCGCTGAAAAAAGGCGAAGACAAGGCGAAAGCCAAGCGCGACAAGGCAAAGCGCATGCTCATGGCCATTGATTCCAACGCTGGCGGCAAACTGGCGGCAAAGGGTGCAATGCCGACCGACATCGACCTAACGTCAGCCCTGACGATGAAGCCGATGGTCATCAAGACCATGGTCTGGTCGCAGCGCGACCGCAACACTGGCGATGTGATTGAAGGCAACTGGGTGGGCGCGGTAGCGCCGAAAACTACCGAGCGCACCAGTTCAGAGGAGCTGGCCAAGATGCAAGCCTCGCAGGCGAAGGCGACTGAGGGCCGTGGATCGAAGGGCAAAGACGATGGAGATTATATCCCGTTTTAGTTGAACTGACGGGGGTGCCTTCGGGCATCCCCACACCCTATTTTTTATGGATTATATATGGAACAGAGATCAAAAGAGTGGCTTGAGGCCCGCAAGGGTCGCGTCACAGCGTCAATGGTTGGGGCGATCCTCGGCCTTGATCCCAACTGCACCCGCGAGGAGGCCATGCGCCGCATGGTGCGCTCCTATCAGGGGCTTCCCAGCGAGTTTGTTGGCAACATCGCCACCCAGTGGGGCGTGACCCACGAAGACGAGGCGCGCGAGGCGTTTGAGTATAAACATGGAACAGTTCAGCCTGCCAGCTTTGTGGTGCATCCATCGATACCATGGCTTGGTGCCAGTCCAGACGGGTTAATCCTTGGTAATGCGCTGATTGAAATCAAATGCCCCTTTGGACTGCGCAACCATGAAGCGCCCGTACCGTTTAAGACAGTTGATGAGCAGCCGCATTACTACGCGCAGATGCAAATTCAGATGTTTGTCACTGGTCGCTTATTTTGTTACTTTTATCAGTGGACGCCAAAAGACAACAAAGCTTATGGGGTGACCTTCAGTCCATTATGGATTGATGAAAACATTCCCAAGCTTAAGGCGTTTTATGAGGAATTCCTTGCGATCTGCGACGAGCCTCTGGGAGACAGGGTAAAGGTGATCGACACGCCACGGGCGCTGCAAATGGTGGCCGAATACGACGATCTCAAGGACGCTATTGCCCAAGCTGAAGAGCGCAAGGCCGAGCTTCTGGATAGCATCGTGGAGATGTGCGGCGGGGAGAATGCCATTTTTGGTGGCAGGAAGCTGACAAACATCAAGCGAGACGGCTCGATCTCATATGCCAGTGCAATCAAGGAACTGGCCCCAAATGCCAACCTTGAGCCATGGCGCGGCAAGCCTTCATCGTACTGGACACTAAAATGACACTGCGTCCATATCAGCAGGAATCCCACGATGCCATCATGAACTGGGTCAGGAAGAGCCGCTCGCCGTGCTGCATTGAGGCGGCCACAGGGGCAGGAAAGAGCCACATCATCGCCGCCGTGGCCGAGTCGATCAACAAAATGTCTGGGGGCAAGCATATCCTGTGCCTGGCCCCGTCAGCCGAACTGGTGATGCAGAACTCTGAAAAGTACAAACTCACAGGCGCAAGGGCATCTATATTCAGCGCGTCCGCTGGCCAGAAAAGCTTGCGGTACCCCGTGGTGTTTGGTACTCCCGTGACCGTGGCCAACTCGATCTCCCGCTTTGGAAGTCACTTCGCGGCGGTGATCATTGACGAGTGCCACGGGATCACCCCCACCGTCAAATCCATCATTGAGGCGATGAAGGCCGCTAATGAGAATTTGCGCGTGATCGGCCTTACGGCAACCCCATATCGCATGAATACAGGCTATGTGTTCAACACATGGCCAGACGGAAAACTTGTGTCAGACTTTGAGACAAAGAAACCCTATTTTGCTTCCTGTGTGCATCGCATCCTGCCGTCTGAACTGATTGACATGGGGTACCTGACCGCCCCAGTCATCTCAGAGATCGGCGGAGACTTCTATGAAACCATGGCAATGGAAGTGAATAGCACAGGAAAGTTTGATGCCTCTGATGTTGATACGGCGTACCACGGGCATGGCCGCAAGACATCCCAGATTGTGGCCGACATCGTATACAGGTCGGCGGACAGGAAGGGTGTGATGATTTTCGCGGCCACGGTCAAGCATGCCGAGGAAATCATGGCCAGCCTGCCACCGCACATGTCTGCGCTTGTGACGGGTGAAACCCCCAAGCCAGAGCGTGACAGGATCATCAAGGCGTTCAAGGATCGCAAGATAAAGTATCTGGTGAACGTATCAGTGCTTACCACTGGGTTCGATGCGCCCCATGTCGATGTCATTGCCCTCATGCGCGCCACTGAGAGCGTTGGCCTGCTCCAGCAGATCATCGGCAGGGGCTTGCGAATTGCGGAGGGCAAGACTGACTGCCTGATCATGGACTACGCGCAGAACTTGGAGCGCCATTGCCCAGACGGTGACATCTTCAATCCAAAAATCAAGGTGAAGATTTCGGATGGTGAGGTGTCAGGGTTAATGGCAATCTGCCCGCTGTGCGATGCGGAGAACACGTTTGCCGCTCGCCCGAATGTGGAGGGGTACGAGATTGACGAGCATGGCCACTTTCTTGACCTTGACGGCATCCCCGTGCAGACGGAGTGGGGGCCGATGCCCGCGCACTATGGTCGCCGCTGCCGTGGGACGGTCAATGTGGCGGGGGATGAGGTTCAGTGCAGCCACCGCTGGACGTTCAAGACATGCAAGGCGTGTGACGCTGAAAACGACATCGCCGCCCGATACTGCATCAAGTGCAAGGCCGAAATAGTTGACCCCAATGACAAGCTGATCATCAGCTTTAAGGAGATGAAGCGCGATCCAACGCGCCGCCAGACGGACGTGGTTCTGGAGTGGGGGGTGAGAAACCACATCTCAAACTCTGGAAAGGCCACTCTCAGGGTTGACGTAGTCACCTCTTATAGGTCATTCTCCTTTTGGGTGCTGAAAGAGCCAACTTTTCACAAGGCCAGAGTACAAAAGGACATGTTCGACAGTTTGAATGGTGCGATCCCCAGAACTATTACATATGCAAAAGATGCCAATAGTGGTTTCTACAGCGTCTTTGCGTACAATGAGAGAGAAGATGAAATTCCCCAGCGACCTAAAGGTGTACGGTGACACAGACTTTCGGGGGCAATGCCCCTCGGAGGCTCTCGAACAGGTAACCTTCTTCGCCAGACTGCGCCGACTCCATCCAAAATACGGCGCAGTTGCTGTCCATCCGAGGAATGAGGGGAAGCGCACACACCTTCAGGCCGCGAAGGAAAAGAGCGAGGGGATGACAACGGGCGCGACTGACATCATCATACCATCCAACCCCCGCTTTGTCTGTGAGTTGAAGCGCCGCGATCACACGGTGTCAACGCTGGGCAGCGCGCAAGTTACCTTTATGCGCGCCGCGCAGGACACGGGGTGCTTTGTGTGTATCGCGCTGGGCGCTGACGCTGCGTGGCAGGCGTTTGAGGAGTGGCTTGATGCTAAAGCCCAGTGAGCGTATACGGCGTGTGCTTACGGGGAAGGTGAGGCTTGAGGAGGAAGACCCTGCGATCCGATCTGTGTGCAGCAAATATATTTTTGATGGGGCAGTGTCGATCCTGTCGATGAAGGACAAGGCCGCGAGGCAGACAGCCCTAAGAAAATTGCCAGAATTTATCCGCCCCCACATTGAAGACGAGGTGTGGCGTATATACAAAAAAAGGAAATCAGGATGAAGTTTTTTATTACCATGAACATGCCGTCACGCAGCGGCGGCTCCGTTCACCAGATTATCGGGGATCATGAGTCTGATTCGCTTGAACAGTTTAATTACATTCTGAACGAATCTGAATTTGTCCTCGTTGAGGAGTTTTATACAAAGCCAGATGGGAGCCTCTTCAGCGTGGGTGAGATCATCCTGAACACCATGCACATCGGTAAGGTCAAGGTGTCGGCCAAATGACCAAGAAGAAGACAGTGGCGACCATCACGCACACCGAAACAAACCCACGGGTGGCCTATATCATCATACCAATCGGCATGGTTCCAGACATCCCGTTTGTTGATGTGATGTCCAACAAGTACGGCGACATCGCGTTCAAATTCCACCCAGACGGGGAGTCAACCGCAAACAGGACAAGCAGGCAAAGCGCGACCATCAGGATCACGTTTCCAGCGGCTCTGGCCAAAAATTTGCCATTTGGCAATTTTGACTGCACTCTGGTCAGAACTGGCGACTTGTTTAAGGTTGTTCGGGTGGGTACGGGAAGCGGGCCTTGATCTCTTCGATCTTGGCCAGCCACTCGTCTTTGGTTGCCTCGTCCCGCAGCATCTGCATGGCAATAGGGTCAGCCTCTTTAGCGTAGGCGCGCTGGCGGTTTGCCTGCTGCTCTTCTCGCGTGGGCGGCGGTTCGGGCGGCTGGACTGGCGCAACAAAGTCTGTGCCGTCAAAGACCCACCCGATCTGTGCGGTGTCGTGATGTTGCCACCCGTCTGGCGCAACGTCTCGATTGCCATCAAATGACACGTTGATAACGATATTGTTCTGAACCTGAATAAATCTCATGCAAATTCCTCCACGATAATTAGGCCGTCAGAGCCGTTACCGCCAGCGTAATTGCTGCTTTGTCCAGCAACAGCCGCGCCGCCGCCGCCGCCCCCATAGCCAACTGGTGCTGCGCCCCCCGCACCGCCGCCCGTGACGCCAGAGACAAAATCACCCGCCCCGCCAGAGCCGTAAGCGCCCGATCCGCCAGTGCCTTGGCCAGCGGTGGTTCCGTCAACCGTTACCTGACCCGCAAACCCAGTTGCGCCTCTAAAATTTAACGAGCCGCCGCCAGAGGCAGCGCCGCCCTGCCCGCCAGTGGCAGCTACCGCTGATGAGCTTGCTAATCTGCCTTGACCGCCAGTACCACCATCGGCAGATAGGGAGGTTGCGCCCCCCGCAAATGTTGTTGTTCCGCCCGTTGCGCCTGTACCAGTGCCAGCAACCGCTCCGTTCCCGCCAGCGCCAACGGTGTAGGTGTAGGACGCGGATAGAGAGGTTATGAGGATTTGTGTTATGCCGCCCGCGCCGCCGCCGCCCGCAGCCGCCGCTGTCCCTACGCCTTGGCCGTCAACCGCGCCGCCGCCACCGCCGCCGCCCACGCACGTCACACGAATGGCCCTCGTACCTGGGGTTGGGGTATATGTGGCCGCCGTGCCAGAAGTAAAGATTTGAAGAGATACTGGATTGGGGTCTGTGGGGGCTGTAAGGAAGACCGTGGTGCCGTCAGAGTAAACCGTCTGAACTTCGCCAATAGGGATGTCTATAGACGTTGCACTTGCATCGTTCTTTACGAGGAGTTTGAAGCTGCTTGCCGCGCTCTGATTTATCACTACCCACTGCCCAGCCACACCACTTGGGATGACGAAGGTGACATCCGCGAAGAACGCCGCCGTGTCAGACTTCAGGCACATATTCTGGTATTGCGCCGTGGTCAGCGTGATGCTGC